CAAAAGCACTCCAGGAGAAATTTATACTTGTTTCGGATATTCGTCGGCATACATCGTTGTAGGTAGCGAGAGTAGCGCGGTTGAACATGCTGTTTAGTGCATTGATATGCTTTTCAACGTATGCGGCATACGCTGTATCCAACATGACAGAGATATCCGATCGGTATTGAGCCTTTTCGTTCTCCAACATCTGTTTACGGCGAGCTTCCTCTTCCCGTCGTTTTTGTTCGGCAATCTTCTTGGCCGCGTATTTGTTACGGGCCTGTTGGAGCTTATAAGGAATAGTGGTGACCGATTTGACGTCGATAGCCGATTCCAAAGAGGTAAAAGACTTGCTGACCGTAGCCAGAAGTTGCGTCAATGGCTTACGACGCTTGTTCATGTTTTCTATTGTTATTTTCGTCTTTGCCAAATACTCTGAGACCTTCGCATCCAGTTCATCCGAGCTAATACCTCCTTCCGCTTCAATGGTGTCCAGAAGTGTTTGTCCGGCTTGGTTACATGTCGATACGGAAGTTTGGTTGCGTTGCAAGGTGGCAGGAGCCGATTGCATGATCTGATTGAATTCTTCCACTTTAATAAGAGAATTGTTAGCTTGTGTATCCATTGTGATAAATTTTTAAGTGATTGATCGAGTTTATTAAAATCCGGCGTCTTCATCTTCCTGTGATATTGGGGTTGTTATACCTGATGCGGGTACCGGTTCCGCTTGTGGTTGCTCTCCGAATTCCTGTAAAGGGTTTTCCGATTGAGGTTGAAGGGCTTGTGGCTGCTGTCCGGGTTGATTGGGCTGAATAACGGTTGTTTGTTCTAATCCGTAGTCAATATCCTGCGGTTCTTCTTGAGTTTCGAATACAGTAAACTTTCCAGTCCGGACTTTGGGATATCCGTCGAATGCGTGTTTAATTAGTTTGCTTTCCAAGAACCCAGGATCGATACCGCCTTCGTTTGAAGTATAGAGGGCATTCGCCTTACCTTCTTTTTGACGGGTTTGCGGATTCCAACGTTGGTTGTTTTTGTAGCTGTACGCCTCTAAGCGTTTGATATCACCCTCCATCATCCAATGCCAGTCTACAGTCCCATCGGCGCGGACAATACGGATAAAACCACCGATCACCTTATTTGATTTGCGGGGACAGGCCGCCTGATAGGTAACGGTCTTTACTCCGTCAACCAATCCTTCATAGCAAACAACCGGATTATCTACATACCGGACCTGTCCGGCACGCTGGCGCATAACCAATTCCCCATAACCGGTGATGGAAAGGTAAGCACGCAGTTCATAGATATCGTTGCCATTGTTGTCCTTATAGCCGGTCTTCGTGCTGCGGGGGAGAATATAGCAGTGGGGGCGTCCTGTGGGATCGAGAGACAGGCCGTTTACGGCAATATCTAAGAAACAGCCGTACAGGGACAGGGGAGAACATCTTTGCAGTTCCGGCTTGTCTTGTAAGATTTTCCGGAAGTTGAATTTTTCCTTTTCATAAATCTGTGTTCCTTGGCCGGTTCCCCAGATCGCATTGTACATGAGTATGAACTTCTGTTCAACCCGGCTATCATCCGCTATCATGAGCGGATTTAGCTGATTTAGTTCAGCTACTTTAATTTGAATTTGATTTGACATGATTCTATTGTTTAAAAATTAATTACCAATGTTTCTTTATCGTGTAAACCATTGCCACGCAACCAGATGCCATAACTATATGCTGGAAATACCCCAAGCAAATAGCGATAATACCAAGTATGGCAAGTGTTCCAAACAGGATGTAAAATCCCCACCTCGCTACTTGAGCGAGTTTCCAGTAATTTGTTTTCATACATCAATGATTAATTGGCAAAAGCCGTTTACTTGTCTTTGAAATAGCGAGTTGGATTTATATTGTAAACATCCTCCGATAACCCTTTACCTGGAGTGCCTTGCCGTGTTAATAATTCATTTAGTAATCG